GCGCCGCTACCTCGCCGACCTCGACCGCGCGGACCTCCGCATGGACTGGGCGCACGTCGATGCACTCGCCGAGCACTTCCGCCGCCTCGCGCTCGTCGGCGAGGACTCGGGCAAACCCTTCGAGCTGCACCCGTGGCAGCTGTGGACCCTCAGCAACATCGTCGGCTGGCGCCTCGCCGACGGTCGGCGCCGCTGCCGCCTGGCGCTCGTCCAGGTCGCGCGGGGCAACGGCAAGACCACGCTCATGGCCGGACTCGCCCTGTGGGATCTACTTGCCGGCGACGGTCGCCGCGTGCACGTGATCGCCAACAACGAAGACCAAGCCGAAATCTGCCTCAACACCGCGCGCACGATGGCCGCGCGTCTCGAAGATCCAACGCTGCTCGTGCGGTTCAACCGCATCGTGCGACCAACCGCCGACTGCGAAATGACCGCGCTCCCGGCGCTGGAGCGCAGCCTCGACGGCCTCAATCCAAGTTTGTGGATAGCCGACGAGGCCGCCGAGTTCAAAGGGCGGTTCCTCACCAAGCTCCTTACCACCGGAGCAAAGCGCAAGGAAAGCACTGGAGTCATCATCACGACGCCCGGCAGCAACCCCGAGAACCATTACGCCGAGCTCGTCAAGCAGGGCGAGGCGATCCTGAGCGGGGAGCTCGACGATGACACCGTCATCCCGATCCTGTACGGGCTCGACCCGACCGACGCTTTGGACGATGAGGCCAACTGGCCGAAGGCCAACCCCGGCCTTGAGCACGGCCAGCCCGACGCCGTCAGCCTGCGCCGCAGTTGGAACACGATGAAGCGCAGCCCGATGGGGCGGGGCGAGTTCGCGCGCTATCACGCCGCCAGGTGTGACGAGAACACGGGCGGATGGCTCGACATGAGCCTGTGGCCGGGCGGTCAGCCGGTCGACTGGGAGGCCCTGCGCGGCCGCCCGGCGTGGCTCGGCCTCGACCTCTCGAAGACGCTCGACATGACCGCGCTTGTCGTGGCCGTGCCGCTCGAAGGCGACCGCGTCGCGCTGCGCGGCCACTACTGGTGGCCTCGCGCCGAGGTCGCGCAGCGTGAGCTCGACTACCGCTACCCGATCCGCACGTGGGCCGCCGACGGCAAGATCACATTGACGCCGGGCCGCGAGATCGACTACGAAGCCGTGCGTGCCACCATCCTCGCGCTGCGGGACGAGTTCGACGTGCGCGCGCTCGGCTACGACGCCTGGGGCTCGAAGTACCTTGCCGAGCAGCTTCAGGCCGACGGCGTGCCGATCATGTCGTACCGCATGGGCATCTCGACGTTCGGCCCCGGCTGCGCGCTGTTCCAGAACCTGTGGGCCGGGTCGAAGTTGGTGGTCGGCGATGACCCCATCCTGCGCCGGGCTTGCGCCGACGCCCACGCGAAGCGCGACCAGAACGGCAACATCCGGCCGGTGAAATCGCGGGAACACTGCGCCATCGACCCGCTCGTGGCGTCGATCATCGCGTGCCACGTGTGGGGTGGAGCGAAGCGCAGCGGCTACGACGAGGAAGCCGAGGAATATTTCAAACGGAAAACCGTTTAGGTGCAGTCCGCGCACGTCGCGCCGTTCCTAATGCCTCCATGCTGCGGGAACTGTTGCGCCGGTGGGTCGGCTACTGGCCCACGCACGGAGTGATCCTGCCGACGTTCGACTCGGCCGGTATCCCGTCGGTCACGCCGAGCACGGCGCTTGCGTACACGCCTGTGTACCGCGCGGCATCGCTGATCTCGAACGACGTCGCGCGCACGCCGCTCGAAGTCTCCGATGACATCGTCTCGCGCCTTCTCGCGCAGCCGAACCGATGGCAGAACGGCTTTGAGTTCCGGCGCGCGCTCACGATGCAGGCGCTGCTCTACGGCAACGCGTTCGCCGTGATCAACCGCACCGTCGGCGGCGATCTGCTTGAACTGCTGCCCGTCGACATCGAGAGCGTGTCGCTCGACCTGACGAAGGCCGAGCCGTTCTACCGCACCCGCCAGTACGGCGACGTGCCGATGGCGTCGATGCTGCACCTCCGTGCCGTCGGCCTCGATGGGCTCTGGGGGGAGTCTCCGATCCGCCTCTGCCGGACCTCCCTCCAGATCCTCGCCGCGCAGGAATCCGCGCAACTTGAGGTGATGCGCAACGCCGGCAACCCGAAACTCGCCATCGTGCATCCGGGTCCGATGGGCGCGCCGGCCAAGGCAATGGTCGCCGAGGACTTCATGAAGCACCACGCGGGTGCCCAGAACGCGGGCAAGCCTCTCGTTCTCTCCGAAGGCATGAAGGTCGAGCGCATCAGCAGCACGCTTGACGATGCTGGCATCAGCGCGGCGCGGCGCTACAGCGTCGAGGACGTCGCGCGCATCTACGGCGTGCCGACTTCGTACCTCTCCGAGCACTCGGCCAGCTCGTACGGGTCGATGGAGTGGCTGTCGAGGATGTATCTCGACGGCTGCCTCGCGCACTGGTTCGCGGCGTGGTCGGCCGAGATCACCGCGAAACTAGCGCCGTTCGCTGACGTGCACTTCGACGCCGACCTGATCTCGCGTCCGTCGCTTGCCGAGCAGATGGCCGCGCTGCGCACGGGCGTCGAATCGGGCGTGATCACGCGGAACGAGGCGCGCGAATGGCTCGACCTCGACCCGCTGCCGGGCCTCGACGAGCCCATCGTCGCGAAGAACATGGGCACCGGCGGCGGCACCACCAACATCGGCACCAACACCAGCGAGGGAATGGCATGATCGAGCGCCGCACCATCGCCATCGACAAGCCCGTCGGTCGCACGCTGTCCGGCCTTGCCGTGCCCTACGGCAAGTGGTCGCGAGAGATCTCCGAGCCGTTCGCACCGCAGTTCCGCGAGAAGATCGCCCGCGGCGCGTTCGGCGACCTCGCCGGCGCCGACATCAAGCTCCTCTGGAACCACAACCCCGGTGCGCTCCTCGCCAGGACGCGCAGCGGCACGATGACCATCACCGACACCGCGGCCGGGCTGCGGTTCAGCGCCGACATCGCCGACACCACCGTCGGCCGCGACGTGCGCGAGTTGATCGCGCGCGGCGACCTCAGCGGCGAGATGTCGTTCGGGTTCTACGTCGACAAGGACGAATGGAACCCACGGCGCACCGAGCGCACCGTCACCTCCGCGAGGCTCGTCGAGCTGAGCGTGGTGGTCGACGCCGCCTACGGCGACAAGACCAACTCCAGCCTGCGGAGCGTGTCCGCGGCAGCAACGGAAGCCGCCCGCCTGCGGCTGGAAATCCACAAGCACAGGATGAGCCATGTCTGACGAGCTGACCAACATTGAGAACACCGTTCACCAGTACCGCAAGACCCTCGACGCCTTCGCGTCGCGCACCGGGGCCCCGACGCACCACGTCGAGATCCGGGGCAGCGGCGAGGAGCGCGAGAAGATTGCCCGCATCGACGCCGACCTTGACATCGTCGAGCGCCAGGCGCAGGACCGTGCGGCCCTCCGCGCGGCCAACGAGCGCATCGCGCAGCTCGAGGCCGAGCGCGCGCAGCCGCAGTTTCGCGCCGCGCTTCCCGCGAAGCGCGAGGCGGGCCACGATCTTGCGTCGCCCGAGTACGCCATGCGGTGGCTTAAGGCCGTCGCAAGCGGCGACGTGGCCGAGCTCCGCGTGCTCGCGACCGGAACCTCGGGCGCCGGCATCCCGACCGACATGGAGCGCCGCATCGTCGAGAAGATGTACCAGTCCAACGTGCTGCGGGCCATCGCGCCGGTGAGCACCATCGACTCCAAGCGCACCATCGTCGTCGAGGGTTCGCTTCCGACGTCGACCGTCGTGGCCGAACAGGGCGCGATCACGCCGAGCGATCCGGGCTTCGGAACCTCCATCAGCGTCGCGCCGCGCAAGATCGTGTGCGCGACCACGATGTCGCAGGAGTTCATTGAGGATGCCATCGGTCAGAACGGGATCGGCGGCGGCCTCGACTGGGTCGCGTCGCGCATCGGCATGTCGCTCGGCCTCAAGATGGAGGAGTACTACACCGTCGGCAACTCTGGTGCCACCCCTGCGGAACCGCAGGGCATCGCGTACCCCGCAGTCATCGGCCAGGTCACCGACCTCGGCGGTGGAGCGGTCACCACGATCAGCGCCGACAACGTCATTGACACCGTGCACCTGGTCGCGCCGCAGTACCGCAACTCGCCGCGGTTCCGCTGGCTTGTCTCGGACACCTTCGTTCGCGTGGCGCGCAAGCTCAAGAACAGCGTCACGACGAGCGGCGCGACCGAGTACATCTGGACGCAAGCCCCGGCCAACTCGCAGACGATGGTGGGCGGCGCTCCCGGCCTGCTCTACGGCGTGCCGTACTCCGTCGGCCAGTACGTCCCGACCGCGACAACCGACGGCAACGTGTTCGCCGTGGTCGGCGACTTCAACTACTTCGAGATCTTCGACCGCACCGGAATGACGTCGCTTGTCGATCCGTACTCGGGCGCGGCCAACCACCGCGTGACGCTGTACACCTACGCGCGCACCGACTCGAAGTGCATGCTCCCGGCCGCGTTCGCCGCGATCACCTGCTGATCCTTTCTACCTCCAGCTCCCTGCACGGGAAACCGTGCGGGGGGCTTTATGGCAGTCACACTTGCGACCGTGAAGACGGCGCTCAAGATCGACTACACCGACGATGACGCCGAGCTGACTCGGCTCATCGGTGTCGCCACGTCGTGGGTCGAGTACTACACGGGCATCAAGCTCACCCAGGCGACGCGCACGATGTATCTGCGCGAGTTCGCACGCACCGCCTTCGCCGACTACCCCTACGTCAGCACGACGAGCGTGACGTACACCAGCCCATCTGGGACCGCCACGACGATGGTCGCGGGCACCGACTACTGGGTCGACCTGGCGGGCGATATCAAGGCGCTCGAGTTCCTGAGCAGCCCGGAAATCAAAGAAGGCACGCTCATCACGGTCACCTACGTCGCCGGCTACTCGACTGAGCCGAACGAAGTCGTGCAGGCCATCATCAGCCTGGTCGGCCTGTACTACAACAACCCCGAGGCCGCGCAGCCCGTCGGCCTCACGACCGTGCCGCTGGGCGGCCAGTTCATGCTCGAGCACCTCCGCATCCGGGGAACGTTCCGATGATCTCGTCGGGCCTCACCCGGTTCAACGTGCAGGTGCTCACCGCGCAGTCGAACAACCCCGACGGCTACGGCCGCCGCAACAGCGGCTACACGTCGGCGGGTTTCATGCGCTGCGACGTTCGCGAGTCGATGCCCGTCGAGCAGGCTTTCGGCGACGGTGTCGCTGCGGTCGGATCGTTCGAGCTGCGCACGCGATGGCCGAACATCGCGCGGCTGAACGTGCGGCAGATCGACCGCCTGGTGTACCGCACCAAGCAGCTGCGGATCAACGGCATCCGCAATCTCGACCAGGCGAACCGCGTCGCGGTGATCGACTGCACGGAGGTGGTGTGACATGAGCGCCACCAGCCTGCAAGCCGACATCATGTCGGAGCTCGACAGCCAGACCACCGCCGGACGGCGCGTGTACTACGGCACCAGGTTGCAGACGTCGGCTCTTCCCGCGATCACGTTCGAGGTGCTCGACGGCGCGCGCGCGACGCTTGGGAACCAGAACGCCATGTGCACCTACAGCGTGACGTTCACGTGCGTCGCCGACTCGGCCGCCGGGGCCGCGTCGCTCGACGCCGAGGTGCGGAATCTGCTGCCGATTTCGCTGACGTTCCGGAGCGTCTGCACGCAGTTCGGCGTCATCCAGGAACCGCAGCCCGAAGCCGGCGAGGAAGCCGGGCCGTACCTCTGCACAAGCACTTTCACGTTCTATCAGGACGGACCATAAGCCATGCCATCACCCACCACAGCAGCAAGCGTGATTTTCGGGACCACGACCGTGGTCGACGTCGCGTCGGCGACAGTCAGCCTCGCGCGCAACCAGATCGACATCACCGCCGTCGGCGACACGCACCGACACACGACGCAGGGCTTCCTCACGGGAACCGTCCAGCTGGAGGTGTTCTACGAAAGCGGTAGCACGAATGCCGCGATCCTCAGCAACATTGAGGCGGGCACCGTCATCTCCAACGTTGAGGTGGTGTGGGCGTCGGGCTACAGCATCAAGGGCAACGCGTTCGTGGTCGACGCGGCGCTCTCGGTGGCGCCGAACGACATCGCGCGCCTGACCGCCACGCTCCAGTTCTCGCAGAACGCCATCACGGTGACCGAATGAGCCTGATCGAATCGTTCCTCGCCCGCCCGGTCGCCGTGGAGTTCGACGGCCGGACGATCCATCTGAAGCGGCCTACCGTCGCGCACCTGATCGCAGCGCAGGACGCCGAGAGCCGCGGCGAGTTCATGCCCGCCTGGTACGTGCTGAACCACGTGGTGACGTCGGCGGGAACGCCCGAGTTCGGCAGCATGGATCTTGTCAAGGAGCTCAGCGCGCCGATGGTGCTGCGTCTCGCGCGCATCATCGAGCCGCTGTACGTCGAAGGCTTGGACTTGCCAGCGCCGCACGCGAAATCCTGAGTGCGGCCGAGATAGAGGTGCGGATGGACACCCCGCTGTCGGTGTTCCTGGCCCTCAGGTCACACAAGGCAATGTCCCATGACATCGTCCGCCGCATCAAGCTTCAGGGGTAGGACCTTCGCCGTCGGCTGCGAGATCGACGAGCAGGCCATCCGTCGGCTTAACAGCCGGCTGCTCGAGCTCGAGCAGAAGGACGCGCGGAACGCGATGCGCCGCGGCTTCGGCAAGTGGGGCCGCGCGACGAAGAAGGTGCTCGAAGCCGATGCGCCCTTCGGCAAGACGTCGGCCGTCGAGCGCGTGCGCGGTGCCGTGCGCCCCAACGTGCACCTCAAGTGGGCCGTCATCACCAAGGTGAAGGGCTACAGCAAGGGACTCGTCACGTGGATCGCCGTCGGCGTCAAGCGCGTCGACGGGTCCTACCTCACGCCGCACTGGTATCACGGATGGCTTGAAAACGGACACGCGATCAAGCGGGCCACGACCACGTCGGAGCGCATCCTGCTGAAGCAGCGCGGCGAGCGCGGCAGAGCGCTAAACTTCCGCACCATCGGATTCAGCCGGCCGCGCAACTGGATCAAGAAGTGGCGCACGATCCTGACGGCGACGGCGCTCCAGTACGTCGAGCCCGAGGTCGACAAGGCCGTGAAGGCGGTGCAGCGTGGCTAAGGTCTCACGGATCAACATCGCCATCACGGGCGACTCGAAGGGCCTCCAGGCGGCGACCGACTTGGCGCGCCGCGAGCTCAACAGGTTGAACGCAGCGGCCGAGCAAACGAGCAAGAGGCTCAAGCGCTTTGGCGAGTCGGCCATGCGCGTGCAGGGCGTGGCCGGGCAGTTCGGCCTCAAGGGCACCGGGCTGGGAGCGATTGGCGGAGTCGCGCAGCTGGGCGCCATGGGCGGCCTGGGCCTCGGGCTTGGCGTCGCAGGGCTTGCCGGCGGGGCCGCTTTCCTCGGCGCAAGCGCCGTGCAGGGGCTTCCCGACATCCGCTCTCGCGCCTTGT